ACAGGAGCCGTTATCCGTGTTAGCGGTTGGGTCGTAATTGAGAGCAGTCGAGTCAGTACACCCATAAATGAACGGGATACAACTGAAGTCCTCAGTATTTGCAAGAGGGTTGTAATTGAGCATCGAAGGATCAGTACAACCATAAGTAAAAGTAATACAGCTATTATTGTCAACATTCGCTAAGGGATTATAATTAAACATTAAACTATCTGTACAGCCATATAATATTTCTATACAAGAACCATCATTGGTATTACAACTATCGCAGTAGTTAAACATTATTGGATTTACACATCCATATATAACAGGTATACAACTACTATCGTTTGTGTTTGCTAAAGGATTCCAATTAAAAGCTACTGTATCCGTACACCCATAAACAATTGCTTCGCAACTACCATCATCTGTATTAGCCATACTATCGTAATTAAAAGCTAAAGGATTTGTACACCCATAACTAACAGCTACACAACTATCCGGTGTGTTAGCTAGAACATTATAATTAAAAGCTAACGGCTGCATACAACCCATAACAACAGGAACACATCCACCATTATCTACATTTGCTGTGCTATCATAATTAAAAGCCGCTGTATCCATACATCCAAACATCACCATAGTATTGCAACTATCTTGTATGTGTATATCTGTTATATAACCAGCCGCAGTATCCTGATGCCACTCTAAATATGCTGGACTTATACACCCGGGATAATAATAGCATATCGATGCTGTATTAGCGATGTCAATATAATTAAAGGCTAATGAATCCATACACCCACTTATGATATCTACACACTCATCGCCACAATAAGTAATACCTGAATATGTAAAGAATGGTTGTACAAATGGTGGTTGTACACTTATCACAGTATCTCCAAAGGGGTTTAACAAAGTAAATCCGCACTCAACTAAAGTGTTAATCGCTTGTGAAACAATAAAGAATTTAACCTGAACAACTGCTGGAGCATTTAATTGAATAGTAAAACTCTGGTTAAAACCACTACCAATCATTCCGTAGTAAACTGTATCTTCTTGGTATATTTCTAAATGTGATCCAACCCAACCATTACCTACAAGATCATGTAATATAAGAGTGTAATCACAACTATCAACATAGTCCATATAATTTGCAGTAGGATCGTAATTAAACATTGTACTGTCAACACAACCTATTACTTTCAAAGTAGCACAACTACTATCATTTATTGTGGCCGTCGGGTCGTATTCTATATAATTATCATCCATACAACCCGGTATGGGAGGCGGAGGTGTACACGTGTCAGATCTAAACGTGTGAGTGGAATCTGTCCCAAAGTTTGCTATGTTTCCATAAACTAAGGTATCGCCACATTGCATTACGTAATACGAACCGTCCTGACCTCCCCAAAGACTACCCGACATTCCGTCACCGTACGAATCGTAGATGGTGAAAGTTAATTCTCCAATGGGTAGACATTTGATATATTCTTGTGGTTGATAATTCGGAACGCCAAAATAAGGACCATTTGAGAAGATGACATTACCTGAAGTATCTTTAATATCCCAAGATGTTTCACTCGGATATTGATCTAAATTAATCTGTATTAAAGCCGCATTACACGGTCCACTAGGTGGAGGTGGATTTGGCATACATTGCGGAACTGTTCTGTTATGAAATAAACCATAACCTATATTTGCATTTGGTATAGGATAGTTTATAATAGTATCTTCACATACTTGATAATAATAACTACCGCTAGACATACCATCACCATAAGTGTCTCTTAATAGCAATGTAATATTTGTTATACTGTCTGCAATATACATTGTGTCAGAGTATGTTGTGCTAGCTTGAGTATAATAACCGGGTGGTACACTAGCTATCGTATCACCTAAAGAGGTAGCATTACTACCAGATATAACATACCAATAAGTTTCAGTTGGATAATTATCTGTTGTTAAATGTAGTACCGCTTCTTTCTGAGCTAGCAGTGTAAATGGTAGTAATAATAGTAATAACTTTTTCATTTAACTTTCTTTATATTTAAAATAATAAAACTCTTCTCTACCCCATGGCCAACGAATTACTGTGGTGTCTATTGATTCGTATTGTACAGTATCTACTGAAGCTTCAATAATGCCTTCTAAACTATCTACTTCTACTTGGTACACCTCGATTTCTTCATTCATATCGCAAAAACATAACGGTAAATTACAAAATAAACCTATAACAAAACCAAATATTAAACCTATAAGTATGTTTTTCATTTAATAAATTTCTTTCCATCTTTAATATACATTGCCCCAGGAGACAGTATACTAAGATCGTTAATAGTTCTTCCTAGTATATCATATATAATACCATCGTTTCTAGTTGGTGTAATTTCATATATCGATGACACAGGTTGTGGTAATATAGTTACTGGTGTTTCCGTACCAGTTAATATTTCTTGGGATTGTTCTGTAATAAAACAAACAACGGTTAAATCTTTAACTACAACAGGTATATCATTAATATCACTTGGAATCGGCCATCTATATCTCCTAGATATAAAAGTGCCAGGTGTTATAGGATCTAAAACTGCACCCCATTGTCCAGTTACTAAATGTCGTAGCATATGTTGATGGCTATAAGTTGGTGACCAAGGACCTGGAACTATCGCTGCTGAATTAAATGTTTGTGCCCCTGTTTGTGGACCTAAAACGCTATCTTGAGTAATAGCTACGTTTAGATAATTTTGAGCGACACTTTGTGTATCTGTGTAATATATTTCTACATCTATAATTAGTTCATTAGTTATTGTATCGTGTTGTGCTATTGAAGCAATGTTTACAGGAGATAATTCAGATAAAGTAATAATAGTAGCTTGCTGCCAATCACTTCTACTCATAGCAGTTCCACTGTTTTGAGATAGATTAAAAAATAGATGCCTATTTACTGTCCCGGCTGGATAACCACTTAAATTAGATTGAGCACTTAAAGAACTACCAAACGCTGTTCTGAAATCCGGTTCACCAAAACTAGGTTGTGCGTAACTACCAACATGTACATTAATTAAGGATACCCGCTGAGGATACACGTTATAAATTGATTGTGCGATAACATGACCGTCAGGACAATAGACGCAATGTATTCCCGTAAACTCCTCTAGTACAACATTCTTATTATGTAATAACGTGTCTACAAGATTTTGTGCATACAAGTTTATACACAAAAAACTTAGTAATAGTAGTAGTAATTTTTTCATTTTTTAAAATTTATTCATTATAATTTCGTCTATGGTTGCTTGGACTTCTTCTCTTGTTGCCCCCATTTTAAACCTTAAACAGGCTTGGAATCTTTTAACTTCTTCACCGTTAAAAACTATTATTGTAGGTACAACTATAATTCCATACTTCTTTTGCCAATCACCCTTATCTATTGATATTCTCTTAACTCCACAATCTGTAAGTTTATCCAAATAATTCACACTATTTTCTTTATTCCAATCAGCATTAAATTCTACAACACAAATTTCTTGTTTACAGAATTTTGTTTGAGCGGATAAACTATTAGCTAATATTATGAAATAAATAATTAAAAGAAAAGTTAAAAATATATTCCAAACGGGATCTAATTTATTCATAAAGCTTTTGTTTTATAAGTTTAATATCTTCTTTAATTTCGAGTACATCATCTTGTGTGTTCATAATAGTTTGACGTATTAGTTGGTCTTTCATGTCAAATTCCATCCTGCTCACATCTGCTTTTGGTAACTCTTTAGCTTCAGCAATGTCAGCTTGTAATACAAACCACATACCAATAATAGTTGCCATAACGGCTCCAATTGCGATTAAAGTTTTTATACTTATTTTAAAACCGCTGTTTTCGTTTAATTCTTTTGTCATTTTTATAAAAATAAATAGTTAATTCCTGTTTTCAATTCGTAATTTTTAATATTCCAATATCGTTGATAATGTCCTTCTACAAATAATCCTAATCTTTTAGTTAGTTTTGTTCCAATTATTAGACCAACATCGAAATCTAATTCTTCCTTATCATCTATATTCATGTCTATATATGAGTATTCAGATAATCCTTTATGATATGGTAAGACATCAATCCATCCATGAAACCAAAATCTAGGATTATACGTATAATAAGCTAATCCAACAACAGCAGATAGTTCTTGCTGAGATCC